GACTGTTCCAGCTTCGAGCCTTCGTCGATGGCCTTTTTGACACCGGCGATCATCGCGCCGCCTGCTGCTGCACCTCCAGCGACAAGAGCCGCCTTCAGACCGAGCGACATCTTGTTCCCCGCCTCTTTGCCAGCCGCCTCCGCACCCGGTGATATTACCTGTGAAATTTTATTCGATATGCCAGTCGCCTTCGGGACGATCTGAACATATGCCTGTCCAAGATCACTCATTACCGAGAATCCTCTTCCGTGCCGCTTCAAACGCCTCGAACGTGCCGAAGCCTTTGAGCTTGTCGTCTTGTTTCCGCTTGCCGGTCATGATGTCGCGCAGCAGTTCCGGCGGGTTATCGCCGTTGTGCGTGAACATGGTCAGCGTGTCCGCGATATTGACCAAAGCGAACGCCGGGTCGATCCGCGTATAGCCGAGCATGCCGAGCTTGATCCTGGAATCCGAATGAAGCCCCGCACATAAAGCCGCTAACGTCATAACAGGGACGGCATCGAGGCTGTAAAGATGATATGTTTCCGCGAGGTCGCATATCAAAGCGTCCCGATCCGTCCCAAGCATGACCGCAAGCGTTATGAGTTTTTTGTTTCCGCGTCTCCGTTGACCGCCAGTAAAATCTGCTCCAGTTCCGTCGAGATGTCCTCGACCATAACAAGGCCCTTTTTATTTCTGACGTGATCGTATAACGCTTTTTTCTGCTTCTCGCCCAAGACACGTGTGATGAGTGCCGGGAGCATCAGGCCGTCGTCTTTTGACGCGGCGGCCAGTTCGATGAACTCCATGTCCCGCACCACGTCCGGGTCGATCGAGAACGAGAAGCCGGTTTCCGTTTTACCCTTTACCATGTTTTTTCTCCTTCACCGGTTTAGGTCGTCGCCTGCTTCTTGATATACTCTTTGTGAGTGTCCATGTCGCTGGTATCAGACCAGCCGCCCGGATATGCCGTGATCGTCAGAGGATAGCCGACCGCCGTGTCGTCCTTGTAGGAGATGTCGCCGACTTCCGTGACCTGTCCGTTCGCGATGACGATACGCTTCAGCGTGTTGCCGCTTAAGATCATGTCGATGACCCAAGCGCAAGCCGGAAGTTCCTTCGAGTTGGCCTTGACCGTCAGACCGCTCTGAAGCGAGCCGGAGACATTGTCGCTGCCGTAGGCCGCCTTCAGGACGTCTTCGTTCAGGGCTTCGATGAACGTAGCCGTGAACGTGTCCGGCTTTTCGGTCTGCGGACGGAGGACGACGTCGCCGCCCCACGCCTTGATCTCTTCGGTCGAAGCCGTGTTCGTGTTCGTCAGGCCATCGTCAGAGACATACCCAAGGCATTTAAACGCACTATTAAGCGTGCCGGACGCATCCGTGGGAAGGGTCGTTCCCTTCGGGGCCATGTAGATGGCACCGCTGATCTGCGGCTTGCCGACGCTTACGTTTGCCTGTGTGTTGGCCATTTTATAGCTCCTTTCAGTAGTACAGAACATAGACGGCTTGATAGCGATATTTCTCCGTCTGCGTGTTCGTGAAGTTATAATCGCTATTCAGTCTTACGCCGCCTATGTCTGACAAGGTTATGATGTTATCCATCGCCGTTTTGACTTTTTCGTTCAGCTCCGCCGCCTTCTCCATCGTGCCCGCGTAGGACTGGATCGCGAAGGTCGCCGAATTGACACGGTTCATGCGTGACGAGCCGGTCTTCTCGATAACGACAAAAGTCTCCGGCGGATTTCCGGGTACTTCCATAGAACAGGGTTCAGTTAATACCCCGTCGAGATAGTTCAGCACGGTTGTTTCGATCATGTTTCGCTCCTTTACATAGACAAGCCAGCAGAGCCGAGTGCCTTCAGCAGCGTGTTGTCGTTCGCGTTTTCGATGGCCGCTTTCGCGGATTCCGGGTAGATGTTCTCTACCGCGACGAAGTTCAGAACATAGGTGCTGCACCCGTATTCATCGCCCGCCGCGCTTGCCACGGCCTGCCCCGCCTTCTTCAGATGGGCCTGCATCGCCGATGACTTCATCAGCTCGTTCAGCCCCGGAAGGTTAAGTTCAAATTCTACGTTTTTAGCCATATCGCTCGACCTTCACCTTCTTGTTCCACGACAACGGGATCAGGGACTCGATGCCCTGTGTCGGTTCTCCGTACGTCTTGAACGTCTCGCCGAAGAACACGACCTCCGTGTCCGTCCAGTCGTTCTCGTCGCCTTTCGGGATCGCGAGTGTGTACGCGAGATGCTTGCCGTATAGATTCAGGTCCTCGACGATCTGTTCCGAGGTCGGCTCGCCGATCAGGACGTTGTTCACGATCACGTCCGTCGTCGAATACGTGGGAGCGTTGAATGAATCTTTGCCCGTGAGCGTTTTCTTTTTGAGCGTTACTGATACGCCTTTCATATGACCGTACCCCCGACAAGTTCCTGTGTAGGTGAGTAAGAACCGATGGCATTACCAGCACCGAGGATTTTCAGTTCCTTCCGCGTCAGATACAGTTCGCCCACGGCTCCGCCTGATCCCATCGTCCACGACTGCGAATACCCAAGAGCCGACATCGACCCCTGTGTCGCGCCGCTCGGAATGTTGGTGTCCCCGTCTCCGATCGCTCTCGCGACCATCTGCGCCGAGACGACCTTCTTCGCGTCTGCGCTTGCGTCCGCGTTATATGCGTCTATCAGGATCGCCGCACGGTCGAGGAGCGTCGAACAGACCGACTGTTCGTTCGCGTCCATCGTCCGAAGCATGCCCGCCTGAACGTCTTGTACTGTTGCATATGCTGCCATCGTTATTTCCTCACTTCTTTGTGCTTGTCGTCGTTTTTTTCTTTGGTGGCGTGGTCTTCTTTGCTGGAGGAGCGGGAGGCACCACGACGGGCTGATGGCCCGCCGCGATGTATTCAGCCGCTCGTTCATCCGATACAAACATTTCTGTGCCAGTCACCTTGTTAATTAACTTAACCATAATTACGCCGAATGCGTCCGGGTCAGGGCGTTGAAGTAGTCAGTCTCCGCAACGAAGCCGACTTCGATCTCGGCGCGAACCGCGAACATGTTCTGCTGGAACAGATTGACCGTGCTATCGTTGGCGAGGGTCAGAGTCGCGTCGCTCGAATAGTCGATGCGCACGCCTTCGACCGTGCCATACAGAGCGTGGCTCCAGTCACCGGCGAAGCCGAGGACATCAGGAGTCGCACCGGTGCCGGACGTGCCAGCCTTATAAGCCGCACCGGTCACGTACGTGTCAGCACCGAGGACGCGGGTAATGCCGCCTTCCGCCACCGTGTTGAACAGCGGACGATACTCGCCGTCAAGCGCACCGAGCAGAACGCTCTTGCCCTGGGGCGAAAGGATGATGCCGTTCATGACACCACCGGCTGTCGCGATGTCGCCGTCAGCCGCCACAAGACCGCCATAGACGGAACTGGACAGGGACTGCGCCGTGCAGCCGGTGAAGTTGTCGAAGTTCGCAAGGGAACCGCTCGCAGGACCGAAGAAGACGGTCTTGTCAAATTCCTTCGCAAGAGCACCCGGCAGACGGGAGATCAGGGCATCGTACAGAGCGGCAGCGTCGCGCCTGAACTCGTTCGAGAACGGGACGATGACGGCCAGCTTGTGCGCCTGCATGATCTTCTTCGACAGGGACGGGTTGGCTACTACCTTGGAACCAGTCTCGCTGACCCAAGCGGCAGCCGGATCGCCGGTGATGACGGGAATCTGCGTTCCGCGTCCCGGAAGGGCGATCTGACGGGCGAGCCTCATGACCATGGACTCGCTCTGTGTTTTCTGTAAAATTTCCGAGCTGATCTCATTGGGCAGCTCGATGTTCGTTCTGTTGGTGGGAACTCCACTTGCCATTGTTATTGCCTCCTTTAAGTGTTTGAATTAAACCACTCCGCGAATTTGTCTCGCGTCGTGATTTTCGGGTTGAAGTTGGCTTCGCCCGCGTCTTTGACGTTCGGGTAAGCCTTCGGTTTCGCAAACGCGATTATATTCTGCGCCTGCGCCGTGCACTCTTCTTCCGTGTTGCCTGTCAGCAGATTCACGGGGACTCCCGTTTCCGCCGACACCTTGTCACGGATGTCGCGGAGTGCCTGCGCTGACTTCAGGTCGTCAAGCTCCTTTTGAAGAGCCGTTGCGACGGGTTCGATCTCGTCCAGCTTCTTTGCCTTCTTTTTCAGTTCGTCATAATCAGCCCTGTCCGCCCTGTCCCGTTTGAGACGTTCGGCGACGATGCTGTTTACCTCTTCCTGTGTGAAGGTCTTTTCTGCCGGTGTTTCCGTCGTGTTGGTTTCCTGATTCACAGTTTCCATAGTTTCCCTCCTTCGAGTGTTTGACCGCGTTTCATGCCACGCGTTGGCAATAAAAAAGCACCCTGTTCGGATGCTTAAATACCAATATTCAGTTTTTAATTAGATTTCAGACCAGCCATACACGCCCGGCTCCCATACGTTGTTATCCACATCAGACACCCACGTCTTGCCGTTGTGCGTTACCTTGTCGCCCTTCATGTACGGGTTCGTGCTGCTCGGCTGCTCCCAGTCCGGAATGACCGACGGGTCAGGAATCAGTACCTTCGCCCACAGGCTCGAAGCGTCGGACGGTTTCCAGTTGTCGCGGGACTTGTGCGCCTGTAGGCACTTCCACAGGAATCCGTTGTAGCGTCTGCGGTCGCCGACCTCGTACTGTACGCCGACCTCCCAAACATGGAACAGCTCGGCGTTCTTGGCTGCGTGGTCATCGTCGAGTGCGGTGGACAGGCCCTCGATAGTTGCCCGGAGGTGTCTCGCTCTTTCTAATATGCTCATTCTTCCACCCCCATCAAGATTCTACCGGCCTCGGCATAGTCATCATCCGAATAAGGGATGACGCCGCCCTCGGTGTAGGTGCGCCCATACTCCGCCGGATCGCAAGCCTCTTCATAGTCAGCCTCCGGCACTCCGCCGTGGACATACCGACCGGCATCGGAGTATGTGCGGATGAAGTCCACGCCGTTCACTTCAAAATGTTCTTGAATAATAGCCATGACTTCCTCCTTTCCTATGCGCTGATCGGTGTGCCGTCTGCGTAGTGTGTTTCATAGTAACTGCCCTCGATGGCTTTCCATGTGATGGTGCCGTAACCGTTGATAGTGCTCCAGTTGCTCGCAGCCTTGTAATCGTTTGCCGTTCCATCTCCAAGATGGTCGTATAACGAT